CTCCTGTGGCTCCTGTACCTCCTGTACCTCCTGTGGCTCCTGTGGTGGCTCCTGTGGTGGATCCCGTAGATCCCGTGATTCCCGCAGCAGCAGAAGAGCTTTATCCCTGCCATCTATGCACCAAGGTGTTTCGAGGCCGCAAATGGTTGTTAACACGACATTTAGCTTCACACACGCCGGACGTGTACAGTCACAAGTGCACTATTTGCGACAAGTCGTTCTGGGATGCGTCTCGGTTGAATCGGCACATGTCGTCACATGAAAGCCTACGTTCGTTTCTGTGCACACACTGTGGAAAATCGTACAAACGCAAAGAGACCCTGCAAACACACATGAAACAGAAACATTCGATTCTTGGAAACGAATCCAATACCGCGGAAGTTGCCGAGGCCGTCCTATCACTGGCACTGGCACGGGACCTTCGTCAGTAATATCGTTCCGGATTCGACACGCGCGTAGCAACTACGTTTATAAAATGAGGGTTTTGGTAAAGAAAATGTTTCTTTCACTCTTTATTTTTACGATTACAATCTTGTTCTACATTTACATACTCTATCAGTGGAAGTTCCATGATGTTTTAGAGGTGTTCGAATTGGACTATGTCGAAACCCACGCGCACTTGCAAGACGCATGTGAGTTGCGTCACCCCGTCTTGTTTCCATTGGACATGTTGGATCCAATTGTCCATCTACCGAAACATGCCGCCACGCTAGAAATTTCGATCCGGGACACGCGCGAATACTCCAACAACGGAAAATTGGATGCTGTCGAAATGTCCATGGAACGAGGGCAACGATTTTTAGACGCATCGCCGCCGTTTTATTTTTCCGAAGGAAACGCGACCTTTGTGAAAGAATCGGGGATATTACGGGGCCTGGAGCACGATGCCTGGCTCAAACCAAGTTTCACCGTGTACTCGCAGTACGATCTCTTGTTTGGCTCAGCCGCAACAAAAACCCCATTTCGGTATCACACACAAACGCGACGTTTTTTGTGGACATGGCAAGGGGAAACGCGCGTTCGTCTTGTGCCACAAAAGGCACTGAATCATGCAGTACGCGATTTCGAGTTTTACGAATTTTATTCCACGGCAACCACATCGGATAAGATGATCGAAGTCGTCGTTCCCGTAGGCCACGCTCTCTATCTTCCAGCCTACTGGTGGTATTCCATCGAGTTTTCAACGGCATCTTCACGGGTACTCCAGTGCTCGTACATGACGGCCATGAACGCTCTGGCACACTCGTGGGATCTGGCGCGTTACTGGCTCCAACAACAACGAATCACGCGTACCTATAGGGCCGATGGGGTTCGTAAAAATAATTTGAAAGAGGAGTGTATACAGGATGCCACTGCAGGGTCTGACTCGACGCCGGAACAGCCAAAGACGTCGGACCAGCCACCGACGCCGAACGAACAACACGAAGAATCAGTGTGACAAAACATACATTGTGCAAACCCTGTTGAAAATGTTACGCACGATCAAACTACATCACTGGAAAACCAAGTCGTATAGCCAACATAAAGCCACGGATGAGTTGTACGAGCGCATGAATGAGAAAATGGATCGTTTTGCAGAAGTGTACATGGGAAAAGACGGAAAACACATTGGCGCATGGAATAAAGACATGGAGCTAATGTTTCGATCCGCATTTTCCGACGGGGCATTCGAGAAAAACGTGCATGCATTTCGCGAATTTTTAATCAACTTGGATCGTTGTTTGGATCCAAAACAGGATTCAGATTTGCTGAGCATTCGCGACGATTTGTTGGGAGACGTGAATCAGTTCTTGTACCTGTATACCCTGCGCTAAGATTGCGCGACAGATTGCGCGACAGATTGCGCGACGCATCGACATTATTTCGCCGGCGGCTGCTTTTGTGACGACGACGGACGACAACGGTACATACCCTTGGTCGGTTTGCTGCACGTCTGGTTACTCGTTCCGGAAAAGTAGGCGACACTGGGCGCATTCAGCTCTATGAAACTTGCCCACGCGGCGCCAAAGCCGGCGCCAATCACGAGCGCGAGACCCAAATATTTCATGTCGGCACAGGTATTTACAATGTTCCAATACAAATCCGCGACAATCACCAACGACATGACCACAAACATGGGTACGTTCTGAGACGTCAAATTGTTGGTGGCGACAAAATAGGACAAGTAGGCCAAGGTGAATCCAAACACGGTTTGACTGAGGGGAAGGTTCGACAGAGGTTCCGTCTTGCCCAGCGTCAGAGCACTGCATTTCATTTTCACGTCGAGGGATTTATCCAACATGGGCGACGGTAATACCTTTCCAACAATGATGCAAATCACACATGCAATCACCAAACCCACCAAATACACGAATCCTCTAAAGTCGGCATTGAAGACGGAGCTGAGCGTAAAGTAAGAGACGATGAAAAAGGGGGCAAGGCGGAAAAAGATGTAGATCAAACTGCCAATGTTGAGTTCGAATCCGGCCATTTTTATAAGAGTACACTATTTTTTGGCCCCCCTTTTGCACAAAAGTAGGGTCTGAGCAGACCTGGTCCACGAACGAGAAAAATGCCATTGCAAGCCCCACGAGCATGCGATCCGGGTCCATCCCGTATTGTAAAAATCCTCGAATTGCACGACGTGTACGTGCTCATTTTCTGTGGGATCGTTTTTTCGACTCGGACTGCGACCTCGAACGAGACCGCTTGCGTTTCACGCGCAGCTCTTTTTGCGTCTTGCGCTTGCCCACTAAGAGGTCGGGGCTCCTCTTGCGCACATTGGCCATGAGACGTTCTATGTAGTTTGGCGCATCGGCTTCGATAGGCGACATGTGATCGTCGTCGAAACGCATCATGTTGGGATGGTTGGAGCGCTTGATGATCGAATGGGCAAGCTCCCCGTTGCGGCGACGGATGGTGCCTGGGCTGCGTCTCTCCAACAACGACCCGCGACTTCCATCGAACATATAAGCTGTGTCTACGCCATCACGAAGTTTCCACGGAAGAACTTGGTGAAAGGCATGACAATTATAAAACATATTAGACATGTTGGTCACGTTGCTGACATTCCAGTGGTTCAGAGGCTGGTTGAATGCATGACATTCATAAAACATATGAGGCATGTAGATCACATCGCTCACATTCCAGTGGTTCAGAGGCTGGTTGAAGGCATGACAATTATAAAACATCCAAGACATGTTGGTCACGTGGCTCACATTCCAGTTGTCTAAAGGCTGGTTGAAGGCCTTACATTCATCAAACATCGCGTGCATGTTCGTCACGTTGCTCACATTCCAGTTGTTCAGAGGCTGGTTGAATGCATGACAGTCACAAAACATCCCTTGCATGTTGGTCACGTTGCTCACATTCCAGTTGTTCAAAGGTTGGTCAAACCCAACTACATCACTAAACATATATGACATGTCGGTCACGCGACTGACATCCCAGTCATTAATGTGTCCATGTTCAGTGTGTATTCCCGTCTCTACATCCATAATCCGAATTGCGTGTTGCAGTTGTTCTTTGTTCGCCGGCGTGAAACGCACCATGAGTATACATTACACAGATAAAAACCCCATGGCAATGTCCCAAAATACCGCATCAATGTCGACCTCCTGGTTCAGAAACAGGGCTTTGGTTTTGGTGGAAATGGTCGGTTCGTCGCATCGCGGTTCCCCTGGTCTTGCCTTCGACCCCCCCATGATTTACAATGAAAAAAGTGAATAAACACAAGAGGATATGGTAGATCAGACACCATGGGAATCCCTAGTTATTTTTCGTACATTATCAAGAACCATGCCAAGATTGTGCGACGCCTTCAGGAGACGGGACACATTCACCACCTGTTTATGGACTGCAATTCCATCATCTACGACATCTTCCATGGACTCGAGTCGAAAGACGTCGTCGACGAACCCCACATGATCCAACAAATCACGGACAAGATTCTACATTATGTCACGTACATTCGCCCCTCCAAGACCCTTTACGTTGCCTTTGACGGAGTAGCCCCTCTAGCGAAAATGGATCAGCAGCGCACGCGGCGTTACAAGACGCAGTGGATGGAATCCAACAACAAAAAGAGATGGTCCACATGCAACATTACACCCGGAACGGCATTTATGAGTGCCCTGTCTGCCCAAATCCGCGCCGTGTTTGATCCCAAGTTTGCCCAGATTCATGGTATCGACCAAGTCATCGTGTCCGCGGCAAACGAATGCGGCGAAGGGGAACACAAGTTGTTCCAACATATTCGTCAAAATATCCAAGGCAAAGACACGGCGGCAGTCTACGGCCTGGATTCGGATCTGATCATGTTGTCGCTGTTTCATTGCGATCGATTTGCCCACACCTACGTCTTTCGCGAAACACCCGAATTTGTCAAGTCGCAAATTCCATGTTCTGCCGACAATGATCCGTGTCATTTCTTGGACATTGGACACTTGTGTACCGCCATTTTGCGGGAAATGAAAAAGACGGAAACCAAACACATTTACGACTACGTTTTCATGTGTTTCTTTCTGGGCAATGATTTTTTGCCGCATTTTCCGTCGCTGAATTTGCGGACGAATGGTCTACAAATGCTGTTGCACACCTACCGCAAAGTGTGTTCCAACACTTCTTTGATTGCCGACGACAAGACGATTCAATGGAAACAGGTGCAACGATTCATTCAGGCATTGGCCAAACGAGAACATGAACTGTGGATCCAAGAGTACGAAACGCGCAAAAAGTGGTCGAATCGACCGTGGTCCACAGCTACGCCCCAGGATTGCGATTATGTGTTGCAAAATGTGCCGGTGATTTACCGCGCCGAGGAATTGTACATTGCACCGGATCAAGACGGATGGCAAACACGTTATTATCAATCTCTCTTGCTCGGTGCGTCCCCCGACAATGTGAGCAAAAATTATATGGAGGGTTTGGCGTGGGTGTTTCAGTACTATACCCAGGACTGCAAAAACTGGCGATGGCGGTATGCGTACCATTACCCACCTCTGCTTCAAGATTTGGCGACGTGTGTGACGACGACGCCTTCTCTTTCGATGGTCTACGAGTCGAAACCGCCCTTTTCGCCCACGGTACAATTGGCCTATGTGACGCCCCCCGATTTGTACGAGGCATTGTTGGAGGATCCCGCATTGGTCCAACATATCGCGGCAACCCAACCAACCCTTCGTCGTCCAAGTCGCCCGTTTCAGTGGGCATTTTGCCGATATTTTTGGGAATCGCATATTCAGCTTCCAGATGTTGATCCACATCTTTTGGAAGAATGGTCTCTGACGGCACAAACATGACGTTTTTTTGATCCATCCATCTTCTAGTGCGCGGAATTCACATCGCGTGACACTTTGTGCATGCATCGACGTTTCGTCATTCCTTCGCGTTCACCTTCCCCGTTCAACACCGACGACGACCATGACGATGGAGTAAGTAGCGACGAAGAATCTGAATCCGAGTCTGAGGAGGAGGAGGAAGAGGGAGAGGAACGGACAATAAGCCCTCCCCCTTGTCAAGATCCCTCTGTCGGTTCAACGTGGAATTGGCACAACGCAACCACCCATGCAATTTTCATGTATACTGCACTCATAATTGTGCATTATGCGGGTGCCAATTTATACAGTCGATTGTGTACCTCGCCAACACTACAAGGACTATTCATGTCCCCCTTTTTGGTTCCATCTCCTCACTGTCAAGGATTGCGCTGGATCGTGTATCATGGAGCTGATCGAATCCATGGAATGTGGCTTTTACTCGGAAGTCAAGTGGTCGCATGTGTTGCTCGTCTGTTCGTATCTAAACCAACGACAGAACCCGCTACGCGGGTTCAACGCAACCAGACCTAGAGGTCTGGGTTCAACGCAACCAGACCTTGTGTCTGAGTTGCGTTTAGAAAAATGTAATACTGTTGTATAAAATATGAACGTGACCATTCGTAGCGGAGAAGTGAGCGCTGCATTATTGTATTCCAAAACGTACTTGAATTTGACTGGAATTCCGTCCACCACCGTGACTACCACGGGTTCAACGCAACCAGACCGTGTGTCCAAACCCATTTTGAAACAATTGAGCGATTTCTTGGATAGAGGAGACACCCATGGGATTGGCCTGTCGTCGGAGAAGGATGCCTCGGAAATTGTCGTCCATTTGCCCGACACTACGGAAAAATTGACGGATCGCTTGCTGGCCACTCTTCCCTTGCTACATTACGATTTGTTGGAGCACGTAGTCGCAGATTTGCAGCTGCAATTATCGTTTTTGATTGCGAAAGGGGTTTCGGTGTACGCGCTTACGGCGCAAGATGTGTACGCCGTAGAAGTGGAACCGGAACATTGGCGATACGTGTTGCTGACGGAATCGACGTCGTTGAAAGGAGGGAGCACCAGCGCATTCTTGTCCTTTTTAAAAGCATATGTTGGCCCCCAGTATGTGAGTACCAAATTGCACGCGTACATGAAACGTCTTGAACTGGAGTCCGAAGCCGAGTGGATCTAATTTAGAGGGGTTCTGACTGATTTTCGAGTTCGAATATACTCGACCACGGGATTTCCCAAAACACGTTGTGAATGTCAATTTCTTGAGGGCCTTGGTCTTTACGCGTCGCATTCGGGCATCGGAGGAAGTGGATCGACGGGTTTCTCCAAAAACGGTTTCTCGTCCTTTTTCCACGCTTGCATTTTCATAAAGGTCGACCATTCTTCGTCGACGGACATGTGTGTCACGCAATCAATTTTTTCTATCTATAAAACAAATGGGTGATTTAGAAAGAGGTGATCCCATAAGAACGTTGAACCATTTCGATGTCAAGTCCGTGGCTTTCGACGGCACGACGATTGTTTCCGGATCTTCTGCCTACACGATCAAAGTGTGGGACGTGCATACCGGAGAATGCAAGAAAACATTGAGGGGACATACCAATTCTGTAAATTCTGTGACTTTCCAAGACACGACGATTGTTTCCGGATCTGATGACAACACGATCAAAGTGTGGGACGTGCATACCGGAGAATGCAAAAAAACATTGACAGGGCATAGTGTTTATTCCGTGGCTTTCAACGGCACGACGATTGTTTCCGGATCTTCTGACGACACGATCAAAGTGTGGGACGTGCATACCGGAGAATGCAAGAAAACCTTGACAGGGCATACCAATTGTGTTAATTCCGTGGCTTTCGAGAGCCCTCCCT